TCCCGGCACACACGCCGGGATTCTCGTTAGGCTCCGATGATGCTGTGGGCCGTGTACGCCTCGGTGCCGCTCCCGACGTTCGTGATGACGAACCGAAGGAGGGCGGACTTGTTCTGCGCCACCGTGGTACCGCCCCGCAGGGTGGCGCCGCCCGCGGCCAGGGTGATCGAGTTGGCGCCGCCGCTGGTGTTCTCGATCGACAGCTCGAACGAGTCGCCCACCTTCGCGCCCGCCAGGCCGGCCACCATCAGCGCGGCAGTCGGCAGCGTGAGGGTGATCGCGCCGGCCGGGGCCGAGTTGATGAACCCGCCGAGCACCTCGGCCGCGGTGAGGGTCGCGGTCGTGCTCTTGGTGGCCTCGGCCTTCTTGTCGGACATCGCGCGGCCGCGGGGGTCGTGCAGGATGTACACCGCGTCACCGTCCGCGGCCGGCCCCGCGCCGACGAGGTCGCCGGTCGGCCCCGCGACGGTCGTCCCGAAGTGGACGTTGCCCGCGCTGGTCGTCGTGAACTTGCCCGCGCTGGCGTCCCAGAAGGCGTCTTGCCCCACCTTCATCGCGCCGTCCGCGGTGGCCTGGTAGATGCCGCCGCGGGCCGCGGCCGCGTCCTTGATGGTCGTCGTGCCGAACGGGGGGTTTGCGACGTGGACGACGAACGGCACGGCGCCGCTCACCACCACTTCCCCGGCCGTCTTGGCGGCGGCCGGGGTGTAGTCCACCATCTGCGGCTTTCCGCCGACGTAGTTCACGCCCATCGGTTCAGCTCCCGCGGCGGCGCCGCTCTCGTGTGTGTCGGTCCCGTCGATCCAGTCGGAGAGGGTGGAGTCGAACCACCGACCGCCGGGTTATGAGCCCGGGGCGAGCACCGCGCCCCACTCCGATAGGCGGGCCAGGGGGAGGGGTGTCCTCCCGGCCCGCAGCTGCGACTACGCGCCCGGCGAGTACACCGACCCGCGGAAGTTCTGCTGCGTGGCGCCCATGCTCATCGTCCCGCGGACGCTGATCCCGAGGCGGTCGAACTGGTAGTCCGGGCCGGCGGTGAGCACGTCCGGCGTGTCCTTCCCGTTCAGGAACGCCACCTCCACCGACGGCATGGCGGCCGGGTCGTAGCACACCTCCCACGCCGTCTCGCTGTTGACGTGGTTCGGCGACTCCATGTAGCGGCTCATCACCGGCTTCAGCCCGGCGCCCGCCCACACGTTCACGTTCGGCTGAAGCGCGGACGACGCGCCGCCGTAGACGATGGCCACCGCCTGAAGGAGCGCGGTCGCCGTCTGCCAGTTGGCCGGGCCGAACAGGAGCCGCGGCGTGAGCCCGTCGAACCCGAGGGGATTCCCGTTCGGGTCGACCTGGTTGTCGAACAACTTCTTCGCCACCTGGAGCGCGGCCGCGGACAGCGCGGACGCCGCGCCCGCGGTGAGCTTGTTCGCCCGGTACGCGGTCCCGGCCTTCCGGACGGCGGCCGTCAGCGCCTCCGTCGTCCGGTAGAACGCGTTGCCGTCGTCGCCGTTCACGCTCCCGGCGTACATGGCCGCCTTCAGCGTCCAGATGAGGTCGTTCAGGGCGAGCCCGGCACCCTGGCCGATCTTCTGCGGCGCCCCCGACAGCATCCCGAGGTCGTCGTTGACGATGTGCGTCCACGGCAGGGTCAGGATGCGGCCGAACGGCGCCGCCTGGTTGCTGAACGCCTGGTCGGTGAGGCTGGCGTTGTTCAACTCGCCGGTCGGCCCGATGGCCTTGTACATCACGTCGCCCAGCAGGTTGATCGACTTCGTCGGCTTGAAGTCGTTCACCGGCCGGATGCCGACGATTTCCCGCCACGCCTGCTCGGTGAACAAGTAACCCTGAAGGGCAAACTTGTTCATCACGTTGGCGAGCACGTTCCCGAGGGAGACGTTGCTGGCGCCCTCGGCGTGGAAGCCGGGGCGGCTATGGCTGTTGTGATCCCAGGCGGCGAGGAAGTCGCGGACCCCGTGCTCCCCCGTGAAGTCGATCTGCCGGGCGTACCCCCCGCCCCACGACGCGGCCGCGATGCGGAAAATCTGGTGCAGGCCGATGCGGCCCTTGAACAGCGTGTGCGCGGACTGTTCGACCTGGTCGGTGTACCGGGCCTTCATTTCCCCCTGCGACTGACGTTGCAGGTACTCCGGCACTCGCCGCATGGTGCCGCGGCCGTCCGGCGTCGGCTGGCTGTAGAAGTCGTTGTCAGCCAGCTTGAACGAGTGCCGCGCCGCGTGGAGCACGGCGGCTTCGAGGACGGCCTCCGACGCCTCGGGCGTGCTGGTCGAGTACACGAGCCCGCCCGGCACGCCGACGCCCGGCCCGGGGCGGTTGGCCCGCAGCCCGGCGAGCTCGGCCTGGTCGGCGGTCCAGTTCGCGGCGATGGCGTGGGGGATCAGGTCCACGGTCCGGCCGTCGTCCAGCTTGACGAGCTGGTTGCCGAAGCCCTGGCACCGGGCCTTGATCTGACTCTGGCGGTTCAGCTCGGCGGCGGCGCCGTCGCGCAGCTCCTTTTGCAGCTCGGCCAGGAACTGCTTACCGACGTCGGTCTGCGGGTTGTTGTTGGCGGTGAACCCGGCGGCCTGGCGGGCGGCCTCGGCCTTCTTCTTCTCCTCCTCCTCCTTCTTCTTCGCCTCGTCGTCGTCCTCGGCCTTCGCCTTCGGCTCGGGCTCCTCCTGGCACTTGGCGAGGGCGGCTTTCGCCTCCTCCTCGGTCATCTTCTCGATGTCCTCGTCGGAGAACTTCGCGGCGGCCTTGTAGCCCTGGCGGCGGGCGAGCTTGAGTTGGAGCTTGGCGAACATCAACGAACCCCCTTTGGATGCGCTGACGGCGACCGACGTGGAACCGTCGGCACCCAGCGGGACGAACGAAACCTCACCGAGTTCGGTCTCGTGGCTGATGGTCAGCGGCCCGGTAACAGTCTGCCCGTTGACCTCGGCCGTTTCCCCGGCTTCGAGCCACGACGTACGCACCGGGGTCGCCCCGATGCTCATCTGCCACTTGAACCCCTTCCCCGCCGGCTCGGTCACCTTGCGGACGTGCTCGGCCTGGCCCGAGAACACGCCCGACACCTTCAGCCCTTCCGGGCCGATGGCAAGGTCGGACGAGTGCCCGACAAGCTGTTGGGAATCGTGCTGGTGGTAAATGGGGCGGTGCTTGTCGGCGGGGAACTTGATCCCGGCCAGGTCGCACACGATACGCCCGTACCACCCGCCCGGGGTCATCACGGCGCCGGTGTAGCCGATGCCGTCGAACGTCCCGAGCTTCGGCTTGCCGTCGCTGCCGGCCTCCTCGGCGCCGAAGGAAACGGCGCCGGCCCCGGTGAACCGGAACGGCTGGCCAGGGGCGGGCGAGTCGGCGGCGGTGAAGCTACGCGGCATTGGCCGGTTCCCCCCTCTTGGCCCCGGCCCCGTCGTCGTCGGCGTCGTCCTTCGACACCGAAACCGTTTGCTTGACCACGTCGCCGAACTTCAGCCCCCACTTTTCAAGGAGCTTCTTCTCCTCGGCGAGTTGCTTCACAACGTCGCGGTAGTCCTGGCCGCGGCGCGCCCAAAACTCGCGTAGCGTCTGCGTCCCGCCGGCAATGCGGGCGTTGTCGGTCTGGGCATCGGTCAACGGGTCCAACGGCTCGAACCCGGGCCAGTGCCACACCACGGGCGGCGGCCGGCGGCCGTTCCACGCCCGGACGGTGCCGGTTAGCAGCGATTCGAGCCACCACGCCCGGAACAGCTTGGCGAGCACAACCCGCTCGCACTCGCCCCGCTCGACGGTGAGGGCGTTGCGGTAGTTGATGAAGTCCAACCGGGCGGAACTGAAGTTGAACTTCTGGGCGGTACCCAGCGCCAGCAGCAACGGGTAAGCCATCGGTCGGACGGCTTCCGCTAGGCACTTCTCGGTGAACTGTTCGTAACCAGTCGTCGGCTGCGCTGCCGTCATCTGGTGCAACTTGGTCCGCGGCGGGAGCGTTACGAACATCCCCCGGCGGATCGGCGCCGTACTGAACGGCTTCAGGGCGCTCCCGTCCTCGGTCCCCTCGTAGGCGGCGCCGATCTCTTGTTCGAGCACCGCGGCGAAGTCCGCGGCGGTCTCGGCGGCCCGCACGACGGCGCGGCGGTAGGCGCGTAGCTCGGTGAACATGTCGAGCGAAGGGGTAGTGATCGGCACCCCCCGCACCTGGCCCGCCCGGAACTTCGGAAACCAGTGAATCACGTTCGACGCATCGACCCGCGCGGCCTTCAGGTTCTGGCCCGGCACGCCGGGGAAGAACATGTCCCCCGGGTGGTACTGAAGGACGTGGAACGCCTGCGGCCGCTCGGTCACCGGGTCAAGCACGAGCCCGTCGACCCAGTAGTCGGACAGGTTGGACGGCGCGGGCGTCGTGACCTGGTCGGCCTCGATATCGACCGGGTACAACTTCACCGGGTTTTCGAGGCTGTCGGCGTGCTTGAGGAGGAGGAACCCCTCCCCGTCGATCGTGCGCCCGAGCTTGGCCGTGCGCAACTTCTCGACTAGCCCGACTTCGTCGGCCCACTCCTTGAACGCGGCCTCGACTTCGCGGTTGTAGGCGGCGTCGGTGGTCTGAACCTGAAGGGTCGGCCCCGTGCTGACGAGGTCGTCGGCGTTGCCCGTCACGACGCCGAACAGGTAAGGGTTATTGGCCACCTCGTACCGGCTCCGGTTGCGGAGCATCCGGCGGACGCCGAACGAGTTGGCGGCCTTCGCGCTCAGGTAGTCAACCGCCCACCACTGCCGCTGACTGTCAACGGTCGGGGTCGCGTTGTCGTAACGGGCGACGAACCCGCGCCCGGCGGCGGGGGAACCCCCGACGACGCGCGCCAACAGGTTTCGCGCCCATCCGAACATGCGGTTAGTACCCCGGGCGGTCGAAGGCGGTCGGGTTGCGGCCGGTGTCGTCCAGTGCGGGCGAGCCGAGCAGTTGGGTAACGGCGATCCCCCGCAGCGGGAGGGCGGCGGCCCGCTTCGCGGCGAGGTGTTGGTCGGCCTGAATCAGCTCAGTGAGCGACCGGCCCGTGCTGGACTGGTCGCCGCTGGCGGACGCGGCCGGCAACGCGGCTTCGTCGGCGATCGTCTCGGCTAAGTCGGGGGTTGCCACTGCGGCGGCCCGTGTGGAACGGGGCGGGCCAGGGGAAGGGCTTCCCTGGCGTCCCCAGAAGTCCCCAGGAGTCCCGGGGCGTTGGCGTCAAAGGCTTCTTTCGGGTGCCGCGCCGGCGATTTGAACGGCGAACGTGTGGGCGGTCGGGGAACGTGCTACCGGTAGCATCTTCACTAACTGCGGACAGACTCGACTCGCTCCGCGGTACGGAACCGGCGCCCGCAGTCGAGACACGCCCGCACCCGCACTACGCGGCCGGGGTGGCGCTGGGTCCGCTCCACGTCGAGGCGGACGCCGCCGCACGCGGGGCACGCGAGCCCGCGCGGGGGCGGCGTCGGCTTGACCGGTTCGAGGCTGGCGTAGCTCACGGTGCGCAGCTCCTGGTTAGCCGTTGGGGTTCGTCTCGCGGTACATGTCGCCGATGTCCCGATAGCGTTGCTTCGGCTCGTCCGGCTTCGCTTCTCCCGCAGCTGCGGGCGCGTCGAACTTCACCCCGCAGAACGACGCCACCACAGCGCAGCCGACGACGCAATCGAACAGGTGGTTATCCTGGCCGGGCCTTAGCTTCCACTCGCGGACCGTGCGGCCGCGGCCGAAAGTCTCGACCGGGTATTCAGCGCCGAGGTGGTCGGCGAACAGCTCGTGAGTGAAGGCGTCCCCGGGCGGTTTGCCGAACAGCCGGACGCACCCGGCGGCCAGCTCGGGGGTACGCCAGCGCTCGGCGGTGAACGTCTTGAAGGCGTTCGAGTCGAACTTCAGCAACCGGCCGCGGCCGCTGTCGGGGAACCCCAAGACCCAATCCTGGCCCCGCCGCTCCCCGGGCTTCATGTTCCATTCCGAAACCGGCCGGCTGCTGGCGGTGACGCCGAACCCCTTCGTTGGCACGACGGGGTACGGCACGGCGCGGCAGAACTGATACACCACGTCGGACAAGTCGCCCGCGTCGATGCCGGTCCGCTCGATCTTCAGGACGTGGCCCGCCTCAACGGGCCATTCCCGTTCGGCGAGCAGCGCGCCGAGCACCTTTAGCCCGGAGTAGACCGCGGCTTCGATCGGCTGGCCGGGGAACCTATCCCGCAGCGTCGGCCGGGCGTCGGCCTGGCGGAAGTAGGTCCGGGGCTGCGGCGGCCAGCAACCGTAATCCACAACCGACCCGCCGAACCG